GAATAACCTAGTAAATCACTAGAGTAAACTATATTATAGTTATCATTATCTAAATCGTATTTAACTGTATTCTTTAAAATACCATCAACATAAACATCAACATAAACAATAGTACCTGCAACGTGTGTACTATCAATTTTTACTGAAATAGAATGTACTACCCTGTCATTTACTATCCCTGTCGGTGTGAATGTGTTTGTAGTTGAATTATACGAACCTCCTGCTGTGTTTGTATTATCTGTGAATGTATCAATTAACATTTCATAACCATTCATTTTTGCATCTTGGTTGTCTGTATTTTTACACCATAGAAACAACTTAGTAAACAATTCACTATTTAGAAAGTTAGAATTGAATGTCAAACCAAAATCTGTTTGTATAGCTTCAAATATCTTTGATACTTTTATAGCAGGAAATAACTCGTTCCAATTCAATCTACCTGTTGATGTGCTTAAATCTGTGCTTGTCGCATCTGCATACGTCCATACATTTTTAGAAGTTATCATTGGATAACGCACGTCGTAATCTGTCGCTGTATCTGTTAATCTTGCTTTAACACCTGCACCAGTATAAGGATTTGAAATAGCTGAATAGTCTAAATCTGAAAGTTTTTTGTTACTGAATAAGTCTTTTAAACTAACTAAATCACCATAGAAAGTAATCGTGTAATGCTCTGCTTTATTGCTCTTTAAATTTGAACCTTCTAATTGTATTTTACCACTTCTAAATGGTGTTTTACCTACTTCAATATAAGCATATCTTCTCAAATTATGGTCAATAGCATTATCTACATCATTTTGATAAAAATATTCAAAAATCCTATCGTTATTCGGAGTGCTTGGAACTGTAAACGATTGACTAAAATCTGTATAAACCTTAGATAAATCTTGTATATTCTGTATTGAACTAGAAATATTAATAAATTCATCTTTGAATAAATCAATCTTTTCGTATTGATTAGCTGCTGTGCCTTCAATATAAATCTCAACTTGTCTATTCATATAATATCATTTGTATAAGTGAACTCTAAAGGATAGTTAATCATTTTGTTATTGATATTCTTTTGTAGTTCAATCTGTTTAGTAGTTAATTTTGCAGGTCTATTGTTTACTAAAATCCTATCACTCAATAAAAGCTGTTTAATAGTTTCTTTAAATGATTCATCTACCCAACCGCTATTAACTTTTATAGATTCTGTACCGTTTACGTTGAATGTTTGTGTTAGATTCTCTTGACCGTTAAATGTTGTTTCTACATTCCTGTAACTTTTATACTCTAAACTTGTAACATTTAAACTATCATTTGAAGCACCAAAGAAAAACTCCCTTTGAAATGCACCGTATTTATTTACAAAATCAATAGTAACAGTTGAATATTTACATTGTTCTTTAGGTCTAAAGTAATACGTTTTTAAAACAACATTTGAAGCGTTTAAAATCTCTAACTTATTACCATTAGCAACATAACTAGAATACACTTTAAACGGTTGCAAAACCCTTGTATCAGCACTTGTATAAGTTCTATTAGTTCCTGTTACTAAATCGGTATATTTATACTTCCATCCGCTTGTATTATCAACTACTAAATCACCAGGATTTAATGCAGAATCATAATAATATGTTCCCTCAGGTAATAGATAAGCTCCTAAATCAATGTTAATTCCTTCCGTATTGTAAACGTAACCATTAAAACAAGTGTATTCTGTTGTATCAAGCAACGTATATGTAGAACCTATCAGCTTATACCGTTTGATTTTAGCGAAACAAAAGTGAGATTCATTCATATAGTTAGGCTCTGTTGTCGTATTAACAGTGTAAACTAAGTTATTAAAGTAGTTTTGAATGTATTCTGATACATCGAAGTAACAAGTAGGTGCATTTGATGAAGCAATTAATTTACTTAGCGTATAACTTGGTGAAGTAGGGTAAACTAAAACCCCACTCTGAGAGCTTTTTAAAAATATTTCAACCTTTGCACCAATTTGACTTGCTTCGTTAATTGAAATAATATAAGGACTTTTTGCGAATATTCTACTCATTTTACTTTTGGTTGTTCTATTGTACTATTAAATAACGAAATTGCATCCAATCCGTATTTCTCAACTAATTCTGAAGGTAATTTATTAAATGCTCTTTCAAATGGTTTAGTAAAAAATAAACTAGGTTTGATACCGTGTTGAAATATTGAACGTGCTATTAAAAATTTTAAAGTTTGCCTACTTATTAACTGCCCTTTCTTATTTCGTGGTGCTATACCTTTACGAACTATCCATTTATCTAGCGCTCTTGGTGGTGGCATTCCTTTTAACCCTCTTATACCACCTTTTGAAGTATAACTATATTTACCGTTTTTTACTACCGTTTTAGGATTACCGTTTTTATCTTTTCCTGCAGGACCAACACCATTAACTCCCTTATCTTGGTAATGCCCGTAATCTTCCATTGAAAAATAAATACCGAAACTGTTTTTAAATAGCTTAGATTCACCTTTAATAGAATTGTACAGCTTCTTACTACTATTCTTTTTTAAGTTCGTTAAATTGCTTCTACTTTGTTGAATAACATACTTCACGAACTTTTGCAGCTCCTTCTCAGTTTCTAGCATAATTGCATAGTGTTTTCTGCTGATATATCAAAAGTCATTGTCCAACCTGCTACACTCTCTGTAAACTTATCAAAGAAAGGCTCACACGTTGCATCTGATAACATATCGAAATTAATTGCTAAATCTCCCCTGTATAACGATTCATAAACTCTATTAAGTATCATTAAAGTTGTGTTCATTACGTCGTCCTCGTTATTGTTACCAACGTACAAAGAAACTGTTTCATCTTTGCTAAAATCTACTATATCCATACATAAAATAGATATATTGAAGTTGATAACCTGCTGACTTAATGAAGCGTTATTCACCATTATATGACACAAAGGAAACATATTCTGTTTATTGTTCAATACGTCTGATAAATCGCCCTTTGTTACTTGATTCACTAAAGCATCTTCATTCAAAGAGTTATATAATTTTGTCGCTATGTCGTAATATCCACTCATCTTAGCTGCTGTTTTTTTATTTGATTAATTTCTATTTGTGTTTTCTGCTTCTCAAATGTCAGAAAGTTAAGGACGGTAAATAATTCGAGTCGTAAGACTTCATCGAACTTTGTAACATCTCCTTTAGCGACTTGATATATTGATTGATACCATCCCCACTGTTTGCTAAATTGAGCTTCTTCGCTAAAATCTGATAGTTGCTCGCCGTTATCATCTTCAGGTTCTTCTCTAAATAGTTTATTGTAGCTTTTAATAACTCCCTCTCTAAATTCAAAAAAAAAAGGTGTGCGCTCAATGCTATTGACAAAGGGGTGTACTTCATCATTTCCCCGAACTCCTCAACATTATTAAACGGTGCTATTAAATACTGCCCTTTCTTATTCGTTTCAATTACGGGACGATATAGAACTGCTAATGCTTTATGATAATCTTCAAACTTTAAAAAATGGTGTTCTAGTTCGATATATTCCTCCCAACTTATTTTATCGAAATTAGGAATTAAACCAAGTTCTAAATCGTTCATTTTAAATGTGCTTTTTATCTTCGGAATATCTGAGAATAGTTTGTTAAAATGTTGAACTAGTTCTAACATATCATTAAACGAAATTTTAACTACTTCCTTTAACTCAACACCACAAAATATCTGTATCATTTTCTGACCTAGAAACTCTGCATCGTCCGAAGTCTTAACTATCTCCATATACTTTTGATAATTAAGTAATGGAATCTCATCTAATGAAGTTGGAATTGTTAATTTTAATTTCATATTATTTAAACGAATTAATTTATTATTGTAATTAATAGATTGAATAGTTACCCTTATTAGGATTTGATAACTGATAAGATACAGCATATCTGACAGCATCCAATGCGTGGTTAAATTTATCAATCGGTGTTTGCGACTTCTTCTCTAACCAACTGTAATTATTTAGCTCCTTAATTAAGTCTATTGATTCGGGGTCTATTATCAACTCGTAATCTCTAAGCATCTCAATACCTTCTGTAATCTTATGCTTAACACAAGCTACTACATTGTTACCTTGATGTTTTAATTCACTAATCAAACGAGGTTCTGCATTATCACCTACAATCAAACCACCTTTAGTAAAATGATTATTTAGCCTTGCTAATTCGGTTGTTACTAATTGTGTTTGGTAAATGTGTAACTTAAGATAAATTAACTTTCTACCTTTGTCAATTGAAGTTTCTACCAATGTTGTCGGGTCGTTTGAGAATCCATAATCTTGACCGAACACACTGCCGTTATCATTATTAAATGCTCCTATTCTCCAGTTGTTATAGATAACTCCTTCCGCTTTGTCTAACCAACCACCCAAAATAGTATGCTTATACTTCTCAGGTCGTCGCTCTTTAATATCGTTAATTTGCTCTAGGAACGATTTAGAAAGGTTTTCTATGTTATCCTGATAAGTTGTATGAATATAAGTAATATCGTCATTTACAATCGTACTTCCTGCTTCAACTCCTTTGTCTTCAAAAAACTTTCTATAAATAAAATGCTCTTTTGTACTTGGGTTAAGTATAACTATAACTCTATTCTGTTTATCTTTATTCCTTATCGAATAGTCTATTTTATCAAATGTTTCTTCGTCTGTTAGCTCTTCTGCTTCATCCAACACGAAAGTTGTAACACCTGACAATGATTTAAGGTTAGCTGTTTGCTGCCCTGAACTTGTTTTAATACCCTTAAAGAGAATCTTTGAACCTGTCCTAACATTTATTATTTCATCCTTTGTAATGTGAAAATCTGAATGTCTATTAATCAAATCAATTTTTTCGATAAACTCAGGAATGATTGAAACGTGCGCTGAGGTTAAAGTATATCTAGTAAATAAAATTACGTGTCCTGTTTCATAAGTTAGTGTTAATAGAAACGTGGTAATAGAAAACGACTTTCCACTACCACGTCCACCAGTAACTACAAAGTAACGACTATCTGAAAATAAACCGTTATATTTTTTACTTAATATTAACAAGGTCTTTAATACTAAAATCGTTTAATGTAATATTACTTTCAACTGTTTCTTTTGGTTTACCACAACCATATTCAATCAATATCTTTGCGCTTGCTATTCTGTCAGTAGGACGTTTTGTTTCATCTAACATTATCTCAGCAATAACTCTAAAAGCATCCTGTACGTGCGGTTGTGCTAATGTGAAACCTTTTATCTCATCAGCTAATCCTTTTCGTCCTGCTCCTTCTCGTTTTCCTCCTGTTCCTGCCATTGAATTCTAATGATTAATCAATTAAGATATACTATTAAACGCATCTCTCAAAACATTAAGTAAATCCCTCAAACAACTACCGCAAAGTGAATACTGCTCATTCTTATCGTAAACTCTGTTAAATATATTTACAAGCATCATAACTTCCAATGGACTTGCTTCTACTTCATCCTTAAAAAAGTCAGTCAGAAACTCGTATTCATTTTGAGTAAACTCTAAACCGTTTTTAACTTCGTATTTTTTACACTCTTTCATACTCTTTATTTTTAAAATCTTCGTAATCTTCAAATATTTCTTCTCTTATCTTCGCTTTAGTTCGTTTTATACTTCCAAAAACTTCTGACAAAGATATGTTATATTTCGCTGCTATCTTTCGCATTGTTAAACCTTTCTTAAAATACTGGTCCAATATTATAACGTCCGAATAGTGCGTTCTGTATTTTACACCTTCAATCTTAACTTGAATCTTATCATAAGTTAGAAATTCTTGTATATCGTTTTCACTATTTACAAGCTCTTTAACGTCATTTAAATCTATGTGCTTATACTTTGTTTCAATTCTTAGTTTATCAACACATATAGACCTTAAAATACACCATACATAAGCTGTGCTAATATCTTTGTCAATCGTTGAAACTTTGATATACATATCCTGGACGTCGTCCTCACTACCTCCAAACTGTTTAGCAATATTTAACCATTTCTTATGGTCCTTTGATAGTGTGGTTAGTATATCCATTACAATAGAGCTTTAATATATTCTTTACAGTACTTTTCAAATGAAATACCTACTACTTGCTTAATCTTATGATTAATGTAGATACCGTATAGAAACATTTTCTTTTCTTCCTTAATTAATGTGCTGTATTTTATCATAAATTCAATATTATTTTATTGTTTAACATTGCTTCAATAACTGTTTCAACTGAATATTTAGTGAAAACCAACTCTATAAACTCGTTTTCTGTTCTAATCTTATAACCAAACTTAACTTTAGGTAATGGAGAAATTAAAGTATCACCATTAAATACAGCATTTGGAATAGATTTTAATATACGTTGTTTATGTTTCATCTTCGTTTTGCTCTCGTTTTTAAGCTATCATAGTTCAAATATAATGATTTTAAACAAATAAAATCTTCAGGTTTAGAATTATCGAATAAATTCACAGTTAAATGCAAGTTTTGAAGATACCCAATAGGACTATTTACGTTTAGCCTATTAGGTAAATTCAAAAGCTTTTCTTTATAGTTTAGCATTCCTTAGAAATAATATAACCTTTAGCTAATAACGATTCAATCATTTCCATTTCACTCATTTCTTTAGATTGGCTTTTCAACTTCTGAATGTACAAAGTAGCATCCATTAATTCTTGTTGTAAATGCTCTAAAAAGTCATCCGTATTGTTTTCTGCTAAAGTAGTTCCGTATTTATCAATCCCAACTTTTGAACGTTGTTTAAATTTATCGGTTACTTGTTTAACGATTGAGTCTTTTTTAGATTTATCAGGTATAACCAATTGAAAATTAATATAAGGCATCTTGTAAACTTTCCCTTTAACATAGCACCCACTACCAACTAAAACCTCACCAGTAATATAGCTATCTTCAATCTCAATCTCAATCAACTGCAAAGGACTATCTAAATCCTTTGCAATTATGTTTTTATTTATTTTCATCTGTTTCAAACTCAATTGTTATACTTTCAACTCCTTCAACATTATCATCTATTATCATAGTGTAAGTTGGTATATCTTTTATATTTTCGTTATCTTCCACGCACTTAACACATTAAAATACTTACTCGTTCCATCAGGTGAAATCCACTCTTTACCGTTCAAATTAAACTCAATCTCTACTCTTTCATTCACTTGAATAGTATCTAATAAACTAACTTTATCCTGAGTTAATTGGAATAAAATATCTTGTGTATAATTTCCGTCTTGTGTTGTCAAAACGAACTCACGTTTTTTAAAACTTTCTGACACTACCTGAGTATCTTTAATTACTTTGATTTGTCCTTCTGCTTTCATAATTAATCTTTTATAAATGTTCCGTTTACTGTTTTCCCAGTTCTATTTTTAATCACTCCGTATGCACTTGCTAAACAATCTTCATAATTCAAACCTAGTTGTTTACAAAGTATAATTAAAACTACTTGAATATCTCCTATTGCATCTATTTGCTCTGCTTTATTTGACTTTAAAATAGCATTTGCTAACTCTCCAACTTCCTCAGTTAGTTTAATAAATTGCTTTGTTTGGTTTTCTTCTTGTAGCAAATTTCTTTCATTTGCCCATTGTTCAATTTTTTTAATCATACTTTCTTGAATCATAATATTTAAGTTTTACGTTTGCAAATATATACAATTATTTTAATTCTACAATATTGAATTTAATAAATTCGTTTCCCTTTTCAACATTTAACTTTGTCGCTTGTATTTCGTAAATATCTCTGTCATTAAAATCATATTTTACAGTCAAACAATCTTGAAACACTTTAATACAGTTGTCTAAATCTTGAAGTTTAGAAGATAAGCCAAACTCTAATATTAGTTTGTACGGTGGTCTGCCTATAAATTTAATTGGTAATTGGCTTAAAACATCTCTCACATAATCTTTGTGTACTTGGTTCTTGTAGCGTTTTCCTTGGAAACAACTATTAACCGATAATGCTTTTATGTTAATCTTCTCCATTATAAATCTTTTATAGTTTGTCTTACTTCTTCAGCTAAAACTTTTCTAACCTTAAACTTTAAACCTCTTAAATCTTCGTTTTGCTCTTGGATTTTTTGGCGAGTTCTTCTTATCTTTTCTGCATTCGTCAATACGTTTGAATGTGCAAACATAGTTAAAAATCTTTCTGCAGTCAAATTTATCATTTCGGGTCCTAGTTCTTGCTCCCAAAATATCGAAATTAACTCGCTATCGTTATCCCTTGTTGAAGGAACTAATTCTAAAATGCTTTTTACTTTGTCTTTAATCTTTGCGTTCATAATTATTTAGTTTTAAAATGA